ATTTTTGTATAGCTAACACCTAAATCGCCAGCCGCTTTTTCGATTTTGCCCATTTGTTTGTTGGCTGCGGTAGCAGTAAAGCCCATACCCTTTGTTAACATTTGCATACTTTGCGCACTGGTTTGTCCCGCCACGCCCAGCTTTTGTAGTACTGCCGAAGTATTAATAACCGCTTCCGATGTTTCTTTGTTTAACTTGGTAAAATCTGTAAAAGTATCATATAGTGGAGCAGCAGCCTCAGATACTTCCGCCATGGTGATGCCTAAACCCATTAAATCTTTATTTACGTTTCTTAATTGTGTGGTATAGCTTTTCGAAGCACCCGTTGTCTTGTGAAAACTTGCAGCCGCATCATAATTCGCTTTTGTGAATATGATAACCTGTTGAACTGTTCCTTCGAATGCATTTCCCATTAAGTTTGTAAGACTAAAAGTGTTTTTAAGCATGCCGCCCAAGTCGCCAAGAGACATGCTCGCTTCGCCTGCCGCTTCGGCAGCGTTAATAAAAGAACCGGCAATGCCGGTTCTCCATTTTTCTCCAAACGCTCCGGTGATACCGCCGAGGGTTTCGATTTGCTCGGAAACTGTCTGAAGATTCTGTTGCATATCTTTATATGCTTTTATTTGTTTATCTACAGCAGACGTATCCATGTCAAGCTTTTTCAGCGTTTCTTTTTTCTTTTCCTGCTCCTCCAAGAGTCTATTATAGCGTTGTTCAATCTCTAATTGTTCTTTAGTCGCCATTAATTATTCCTCTTAGAGTGTTGCTAAAGCATCATGAATTGCCTTGATGAGCGATTCTTGAACAAATCCAGCTCTTCTTGTTTCGCCTTCTTCTTCTTCGGGGGCTTCACCGCTGCCGACATCTGTAAAGTCGCCCGTCCTGGCGTCAATGTGAGCCATAAGCTTCTTAGCGAATGTCATATCTTGCTTATCAATATAGCCTTTAATTTTAACAAAATCATCCTGTATTGTGGAGTATACTGCATCATACAGTTGCTGTCCAGCCGCTGTGCCTGTAATGTCGCTAGCAGTAGCTTCTTTGCCCTTAGCAGCCTTCTCGGCAGCCTGCAGATTTTTTCCCACAGTGCCGCCGCCTTCCTTGCCTTTGTCGCCTTTAAGAGCAGACCATGCAGATTTAAGACGGCTCCCCAAGCCCTGTTCAGCTAAAACCTGTTCTGTTGCTTCAAAAATTATTCTTTCTAATTCATCACTTTTCATTTTCATAATAATAATTTCCTATTTAAATGGCCATTTAATCCCTGTTTTACTAAAAAATTTATTAGCTGCCGAATCTAATTTGGCCTTATTCTTAATGACTTTGGGATCAGTAAGTCCGTACTGTTTGGCAGCATCTAGATATCTTTTTTCACGCGATAAGGCAGACATAAAGGCATCTATTTCTGATTTGTTACCCCGTACCCTTACAGGAATGTTAACATTTCCAAACATTGCTTTAAGCATCATTTCAACAGCGGTACCGAACATTCCCAGCACATTAAACAGTTCATTAACTTGTCCATCGCTATTTTTTAATTGTTGCAAATCAATAATAATTGGAATTAATTCTTTATCGCTATCATCGTTCATGTAAAATATTCCTTGGCGTATAATAAATAGTGTAGGAAAAAAATAAAAGCGGGTCAAATCCCGCTTTAAAATTTATGATTGCCTCTAGGAAGCTTAGTCATTTTATTATTGTTTTCTGCTGGTTGATTTACATCTTTTAAATGTTTTAATAAGCGCGAAACAAACCAACGGCGCAAGCCGAGCGGTAAAGTATACGCTTCAGAAAAATTCCAGTTGCCATTCTGTATAAGGAAAAATATTTCCTCATAAACAGATTGCATATATTTATTATCCAGGCCAAAAAAAGTCCGCTGTAAACGGGACTTCTACCTCCTCATCTGACCCACACTCGTTACACACAAATGATTGTATCAAATCAATAGTTGGCATTATATCAGCATAAAGTGCTCTAAAATAGCGTGAATCAAATGCTGGCATGTTGTCAACAAATTGTTCTATTATTCTTTTATCTGTTTCATTATTTACTGACACTATAGCTATTTTAAGCTGTTCGGTAATGGCGGTATCGGGCAAATCATTCTTTCTTCTTCGCTGGGCGGTTTTTGTGAGCTTTACTTCATCTTCACCAGTTAGTAAACGAAACTCAGCGTTGACACCCGACTTTGGCAATATGGTTATAAATGTCCCATTTGCAGTTTCTGTAACGCTAAGTTCGCGCCTGCCTTCTGTCATGTTGGTTGATGAAAGTTCATTTAAATCAAAAGTATGTGTATTGGTTGTGCCACATTTTGGACAGTCAACTTGTGTTTTATAGTCTGCACCATATCCCGAACATCTAGCTGCTAATAATATTGCATTTTTATCGCCAATTAATAATGTATTAACTCTAATACTTTGGTCTAACACGATGTTTTGCAACAATCTTTCTACTGCTATTCCTTTTCGTAATAATGTTTGTGATGAAAGAATATCCTCATCTTTAGCTGTCATATAACGGATTTCTATCACTTCTTTATTATAAAGCGGATGTGTATCTGGATAATACTTGCCTCTAGATGGAAGTTCAACAAACTCTGTTGGCGTTACAAACTGTAATCCATTTGATTCTTCTTGTTTTGGTTGCGCAACCTGCTGTTGCTGCGGCGCAGCAGCGCTCACAGGCGGCTCAACTTCGGGAGTGTTTAGACGCTCCTCGTTATTGCGTACTGTCATTTCTACCTCTTATAGTAATTATATTTTAATTTAAAATTTATTAGTTTTACACTAATTTTTGTGGACTATTTCCAACTGTACCATCTCCAGAGACTTCCATTATTGCCCAATCGTAACGAAGTGTTACGCTTATTGATACAAGATCCTCTGTTCCATAATCCAGATCACCTAGACTCACTTCTGTAACGAATGGATTATGTAAGTACCATTGCTCAACTACATAGTTGTCTGGGTCTGACGATTCTGGGGCTGGTCCGAGTTGTTTAATAACGACCTGATTTAGTGAATCTGGTCCAACTGCGGCAGCTTTTGATATGGTTGTTGCCTGAGCCTCAGCGACATTAGAAGGAAAATTATAGCCTGCTCCGAGAAGCATTCTGTATAGCATAGCAGTTGCATCGGGATTTACCGGATCAACCAAAGTTACCTCAACTGTACCCCACTCTACTCTACCGGGATAATAAAAAGTGTGATTTAAATACTGATGTGGTGTCTCTGTTACAGTGAAACCCGGCTTGCTGACAGATTTAGCTACCCATTTTGATAGATTCCCGCCATCAGAACCAAATTCCACGATAAACCGAAATCCTCTTTTCGGTTCTAATGTTGGATTGCTCCAAAAATTATTTGCGCTTGTTTCTGCCATTATTGTTTATCTCCTTCCTTTATGATAACTAGCCTTGTATATTTATTTTTCCTATTAATCTTCAAAAGAAGCTCCAGAATTTGTAATTGTAAAATCAATTGCAATATATTCAATTGCTTTGGCTGGCTTTAAGAAGATTTTAGCATACATGATATTTCTATCAATCAAGTCTGGTGTGGTTGTTGTGCTGTCCAGAATTAATCTATAATCTTCTAGTCCAAATCGCGCCTTTACACTTTCAAGGAAGCTTCTTGCGCGAGCGTTGAATCGATTCCAAGTTGAAGAAACATTTTGATCAAATAGCGTTGTCGCAGCCATCCGAGAAATCTCTTTCTTGATGAAAATTAGAAGTCTGCGCACATTAACCCTATCCAATGCAGATGGCGTTACTTGTAATGTCTTTTGTCCGAATATTACAATACCCTCGGCTGGAAATTGAGCAATGGGGTTGATATTTGCCTCGTATAGCTTGTCGCGTTCTTTAGATGTCAAGCGCTGGCGGATGCCAGTGACAGGGAGTCCTGCTGCGCCTTCCGATAATCCGCCTCTGGTAAACCCTGCAGGGGCAAACCACAATTCAGATTTTCTTTGAGCGCTTGATAGCACTCCAATAGCCACGATTGAGGGCGGAGCCCATAATTGCGCCCCACTAATGGTATCTTTAATTTGTACCCAGGGATAATAACATGCGCCATAGCTTGTGTTTAGCTCTCTATCTCGCATGTTGTTTACTGTTGTTGTAACATCTCCCTTGCGAGCAGTCTCAGATTTTGTGTTTTCCGTATTTGGAGTATAGCCACCTTCTACATCAATGATAGCTAGAGCATCGCCTCGACTTTCACAAACCCTGATCGCATGGTCAGTAATGACGGTCTTGGTAACTCCGGGTACAGAAAGCAAGTTCATCTCTACAACTTCGGGATCCGAAACAGTGTCAATGGCTCGCTTCAAGCTGTAATAAATATAGTTGCTTGCATCTGAAGTCCCAATAGATTCGTTTCTCAGTGGCTCTTTTTCATAGATATCGAGTCCATCGAACCCTCCGAACATTGGAGCGGTGAACCTATCAAAGCCATTGTTCAAAACGCCCTTATAAGATGCGCTAATTGCTGTGAATGAATTTTCTGCCGCCCTAGAGCCTGACACATATACTGCGCCAACTGATCCAGTGGGAATCAAGTCGTCCAAAGTAAACACAAAGGAGAACTCCGTAGCATCGCCCGTGCTGAATGAATCTGCATAATCAGGTAGTACTCTAACCGTATCTTTATAGCTTGGGTCAAATCTATTGTTGCCTGCTTGCGTAGTGTCGATTCCAAAATACGCCTCTTGGGGGTTTGCCATATCACCATCTGATGCTGACACTCTCAACGGAATAGATGGAAACAGGAAGGAAGCTGTAATTGCCATTCCTACTGAAGCTGTTCCCACTTCTACTAAGGGCGAGCCGCCATATGCACCCGCAATTGATTGGCAAATACTAGTATCTCCAGCGACCGCTACATTCTCAAAGTCGTTTGTGGTGCTGTTATCAGTTGGTGCGCCGCTGATGTCAATCGCTTTATCGGAGCCGGAAAGAACAACGAATCCTGTAAATCTAACAGGTCCGAAGAAGCCAAAAGGCAACAAGGTCGGATCTGTAGAGCCAGCGTCTACATCTTCATTCATTTCGACACGAACATACTTTGATTTATTTGGGTATGCTCCATATGTACGATACCTTCTATCAGTATCATCCCATACAATATGTTGAGTACCGATTCGCCTACCAATATAATCTGATGAATATGGATTCAATGTGACATTGCTGTATCTTTCAAGAATTCGTACCGCTCCATCGTGATCATCGGCTCTGCGTATTACCACAGAAAATGAGCCGTATGGGTCGAAGGTATTCGTTGAGGATTTAAGATCTTGAATAGAAATTTTAATATTTGCTTGTTCCCATTCTCCATTATTAATTCCCTGTAATCTAAATAATTTATTTTGCTGTTCCGCATCAAAAGTACCACTGTTGGTTGTAATATCTTGTGATATAAACCAGCCAGTTCGTGCATTTTGTGTGCCAAACTTAAAGTTTGAACCAACGCCAGAGGAGCCACTTTGTAGTCCAAGGATCATGCCGTATACACCGCCTGAACCGGTCTGGGACACATATCTTTCCACATGACGTTCATAAGTTGGTCCTAGGAAGTACTTCTTTCGCTGGTTGGTTCTTGTAACATCGTGATTGGTAAGAGTTGGGTTTGTGTTAAACACTTTTCTAACGTATCGGTCGGAAGATCTAGCGAAGTTAAATGCCGTGTCTTCTACGATATTGCCACTCTTATCTTTAATGATGGCTCTAAACTGTCTCTTGGCGTCAGTTGACTGAAAAAGTCCTGCGGCTCCTGTTACTATGTTGCCGCCTCGCAAAGTACCAGATAAGGCAATTGCACCTTCGTTGAGATACCAAACTGCAGCCAATACGCCTGTTGCTGGCGTGGTACCAGCAGCGGCTGAGTTAATCAGGAACAGTCCATAAGCACCACCATTGGAGCCAATGGCTGCGGCATTCGACTTTTCGGTGGTTGATCCGCCTTCATCTGTTCTCCATCCCGCTTCACCACCACCGCCATCTGTTACATCGGCATGCTGTGCTCCCAGTACTCTAACAATTGTTACAGGGGAGCTATTTCTTAAATATGCTTGTGCTGCATATGCCGCATAAGTAGGAGCCATGTAGTTGCCGTCACGCCAAACATCTCCGCCTCTACCTCCTGCGGATGGGTTACCAAAAATTTCAACAAATTCTGAAAAGGATTCCACCTTAACTGGTCTTAATCCTGGTCCTTTTTCAAATCTGCCAACTATAACGGGTCCAATTGGCTCAGGCGTTGCGGGTAATTGTGAATTATCAATTTCATCAATAAAGACGCCTGGAGAAACAAATTTAAATTTTCTTACATCTGACATGCGTAATGATCTCCTTATGACACTTAATTTGGGTGCGGTCTGTCGATAGTAAATAGTCTACAAAATGCCTAAAATCCAAATTACTCTCTATAAAACGGATCTGCGCTTCCTGAGATTTTTCTGTGCTGTGGCACATCTCCAAGTATGACATGCTCTTTAGGAAATGTTACTTCAACCGCATTTTCTCTATGTACAATTTTGGGCGTATCTTGGTTTTTGCCTGAGCCTATGATATGACCGAGTACACGCACATTAATATCGGTCTTATATGAACGCTCTTCATCGCCTAAAGATGTGATATTGTTTTCGACTGCATACTCTGATTCAAAAAAAGCTTCATATTTATGGTTATCTTTTGATAGTACTTGATAATTTATTGGTCCACTGGATACCATAAACGGCATTATCATTTCGTTCATTTGTTGTTGGTATTCCGTCTTCAAAGTGAGTTTATAATTTAATTCTAAATATAGTGGAATTGGGATTGATACAGATTTATAAACTACTTTTTTAGTTTTGCGCGGAAAATTAAGTTGCCCATGTCCTACATTTCTCTTGCCCATGGGTCCAGTCATTTTTTTTGATTCCGCATTAACAAAATTAGCCGTTTTGTCTTGATTGATAACTCTGGCAATTGTTATGTTGCCATTTTTATGATCGCTCATGGGATTTCCCAACCCTCTAATAG